GCAGTTGAACAAATTATGTTCTAACAAAGATTACTTGGCTGCTATCGCAAAAATGGCAAATCAAATGATAGTCACTAAACGTTGTCCTTTAATTTTGGGAGAACGTGTACAAATGTTAAAAGACTTACAAGAGATGATAACAGATAGTGTGTGTTTAATAGGAGAAACTGATGAATCAACTAGAAAAGACGTTCTTCAAAATGTTGGAGGAAAGTATAAAGCAGTCTTATCAACCAAACTTTTCGATGAAGGAATTAGTTGTCATAGGCTTGATACTCTTATCCTTACTTGTCCTAATAATAATCCTATAAAATTAGAACAAAGAATAGGAAGGATAATTAGAGAGCATCCCGAAAAACAAGTTCCTATGGTAATAGATTTTTGGTTGAGCGGGCCGATTGTGTCAAGACAACAAACAAAAAGACTTCAATGGTATCAACAACGTGGCTATTACATACTTTAATTGGGATGAATTGAGAATAAAAGCACGTGGGGATCCTGCTGGAATAATTATCTTGACTTATGGTTTGAGTCCAAGTTATAATGTGTCATCATCACAATACATGATAAAAAAATTAAATATAAATCACATCCCTGTATTTCTATTTAGAAAAAACTATTTAATAGTAACAAAGGATAATAAGGTAAAAATTAATGTTAAAACTGAAGATGCTCAAAGCTATTTTACATACGATAAATTCTTATTTGCAAGAGTGTCAGCAAGGCAAAAAGCGTTGTACTTGCGGGCATTGGCCATGCGAGCACTCGACGATGGCAGAGATTTTGTGCCACGAGTATTATTTAATAACATAGCATATAACCCTTTTTTAAAAATAACAGAAGATAAAATTAAATTTATATACGAGTCTCCGCAAGGAGAATCCTAAACACAGAACCAACGTTCATACAAGGAGGATACAATGGTAGCTTGGGACAAAGCAAAAGGAAAACAAAGCACAGGATCATCGCAAAGAAAAGAAATCGAAAGATTAACTCTTCCAATCGGTGATACAAAAATAAGATTAATCGGTGACGTCATGCCTAGATATTGTTATTGGGTAGTCACCACTGAAGGCAAAAAAATGCCTGTAGAGTGTTTATCATTTGTAAGAGAAACAGAAGCTTTTGATAACAACTCTCAAGACCCTTTCAAAGAAATTGATTCGGATATCTACTCTGATAAACCTCAATTTTCATATGTTTGTAATGTTATAGATAGGACAGATGGTAAGATAAAACTGTTTGATCTTAGATCTACGATATACTCTCAAATAGTGGATTATGCTTCTAATCCAGAATACGGAAATCCTGCTGATGTTGAAAAAGGTTATGACCTCACTGTCAAAAAAGAAAAGACTGGGCCACTTCCACAAAATGTTAAGTACACAGTAGTACCTGCAAGAAGTAACTCAGCTTTAACTGAAGAAGAAAAAGGTATGGAGCTGTTTGAGTTAGACAGAATCTATAAGCGTCAGACATATGATGAGCAAAAAGAGTGGTTACTTCAAAATACTGCATTTTTTGCAAGTGATGTTAGTGACGAGTTTAAAGCAGTTGATGAGTCTGTTGAGGACTTAGCATAATGAAAAGAAAACTTAGTGATCTAGTATCTAAAGTTGATAAACCTAAAGAAGCTCCAAAGAATTTTGGAGCTTTTAAGGATATTGAGAATAATACCGCAAAAATAGATTTAGACATTTTAAGGAAGTATAATATATTTTTTGCAACTCCTTGTTATGGTGGTATGCTGACAGATCAATACTTTTTGAGTATATTTCGTGCATCTCAAATGCTGATGAAAAACGGTATTCAGTTTAGGGTTACGACTTTAAGAAATGAATCATTAGTGACTCGTGCAAGAAACATTTTATCTGCGATGTTTATGGAAAGTGATTGCACACATTTATTTTTCATTGACTCTGACATTGAGTTTGAAGCAGAATCCATACTTAGAGCATTAGCATATGATAAAGACATAGTTGCAGGAGCATATCCTAAAAAAGCATTACCCGTGCAGTATGCTATGAACTTTAAATTTGTAGACAACAAAACAGGTCAAGTAAGATTAGAGAATGGTGCAGTAGAGGTTCTTGATGCATCTACAGGTTTCTTTTGCATTAAAAAGAAAGTTTTTGATAAAATGAGACAACATTACCCAGAACTGCATTACAAAAATGACTCTAACATTGATCCAAAATATAATGATTATTGTTATTCATTTTTTGATACAATACACGATCCTGATGATAATAGATATTTATCGGAAGATTACACTTTCTGTCGTAGGTTACAAAAAATAGGTGGAGAGATTTGGGTTGATTTATCTACAAAACTTAATCACGTAGGAAGTTACACATTTGAGGGTGACGTTAGTAAGATGATAAAGCAGAAGAGCACATCTAGTAACGCAGACACAGTGGTGACGTAGACTGGAAAACTACGTTTTCCGCTCTGCGTTTCTACGAAACACGCAGTGAAATATTGTTCGAGCCTTGTTCAACAGCTTTTCAACTGCGTTGTTGTTTTTTCAATTGCTACTCAACATTTTTAACACATTTTACAGGCAGGGTCAATGACAAAAATTTTATGTAGTGCTGATTGGCACATAATACTTCACAAGAAAAAGGTTCCATATAGTTGGCAAGAGCAACGATTTAAAACCATGTTCAGAAAGCTCATCGCTCTGGAACAATCATGTGATGTACACATCATAGCTGGTGACATATTTGATAAAAAACCAGAACCAGATGAAATCTGTTTGTTTTTAAGCTATATCAATTCAGTCACCATTCCCACGTTCATAATCCCTGGCAATCATGAAGCAACTAAAAAAGGAGAATCGTTTTTTGAACACTTTACTCAAAAGAACGCTATCAAGAATCAGAACGTCACTGTTTTTACTAGAAACGGACGTGCGAGTGTTGGTGAAGCGAATTTTTGCTTTTTTCCGTACGGGGAAATGCAAAAAGACAATCTCCCTGATTATGTGGAAGGCGACATTTTGGTTACACATATTCGCGGAGAAGTGCCACCGCATGTATCGCCAGAATATGACTTTTCCCGTCTCGCCCCTTGGCGCTTATGTTTACTTGGTGACTTACACTTTAATCATCGTTATGGTGACACTAACTGTAACTATCCTGGCAGTCCGCTGAACACCACATTTGATCGCGATGAAAAGCGAGAGTATGGGGTAGACATTTATGATTTTAACTCAGACCGCACATATGTTAAACGCTTTCACAATCTTAATTTACCAAAATTGATTCGCAAACGCATTTCAGCAGGCGAAAAAATGATTGAAGATAAAATCAATCATGTTGTGTACGAAGTTACAGGATCAATTGACGAACTCAGCAAAATAGAAAACACAGAACTGTTAGATAAAAAGATTGCAGCTGCTCCTGACGATCAAAGCAAGTTAGATTTGAAAAACAAAGATATGCATGAAGAACTTAATATGTATTTAGATTATATAAAAGTAAAAGATAAAGAATCGGTGATTGATGAATTTAAAACTCTTAATATCAATGTTTGAAATCAATCATGTGTATTGGCGATATTCTAATAATAGTTATATGCGACCTGAGGGAGATTGCACTGTTGAGGCGATTTGCGATAAGTTTAAATATCACAGTTACAATATAAAAGCTGATTACAAAAGATTAGTAAGAAGATTTGATCACACTTTTGCAGGATACAAACCTGTGATCAGTTTAAGTGGAGGGATTGACAGTGAAGTGTGTGCTGAAACTTTTTACAATTTAAACATTCCCTTTTCTTGTGTCACGTTGAGTTTGTTTGGCGATAAAAACGCCATAGACTTAAACAGAGCTCGCACTTACTGTGCTGACAGAAAAATACAACACAAGATAATTCCTATCAGCATGAACGAGATGAAAGAGCGGACAAAAAAGGCTGTCATGTTTGGACAGTTTAATGCTAGTCCTTCACAAGTGTGTTTAACCAAATTATTAGATGAACAAGCTGAAGATGAAATACTATT